GAGGATATACCAATACGAGTTAACGTTTCTTTTATCTTAAGAAAGTTATCAGGATTCGGAAGTGTTATCTCTACGCCAACCCCTCGGAATAAGTCTTTCTCCATGATGAGTTCACCTTTATAGTTATTATTATTGCGATGATGCTCATAAAGACCATCCGAGTATTTATAATTTAGCTTCTCCACCTTTGTTGAATCTCTTATGAAGCTTAACCAGGTCTTCCTTAGACATAACTTTCAGATACATCTTTGCGACGGTTCTGTTCACCGAGTAGTGTTCCTGAATTGCATCAAGGTCTGGGTTCTTCTCTTCCTTGAGCCATTTTGAAAAACGATTGCGTGGACGCAGGGCACCGAGATAATACCGGTACTGCGCGTCTTTGAATAGATGATGATTGATATTCATCGTGTTAGCATGTAGTATACTATCTTCAAAGGCAGCGAATGCTCGGTTTACAATAAACGGAACATACTGCTTCTCAGCTTGTTCTGGATAGTCTGCCTCACGGATAAGATCCTTCTTATTATGAGATGCAGACTTTACAAAATCAAAAGGAGTCAAATCTTGAGGCATGCGCTTCATCCTTTATATCTGCAAAATCGTCAAAAGTTTTTGCGCATTCACTGCACATCTTTGCACTGTGAAGTCCTTCTGTAGATGAGTACTGCAGAGTGAACGCGCTGCTTTCTTTCAGATCTGTTTTACAAAAGAAACAGACTTTTGGTTTTTTAGAAAAGAAAGAAAGCCAACTCATTTATAGCTGGCCTCGAACATTACCTCCGTCAAGAAGGCAACCATATTGACTTCGTGGTCGGCAACGAAGCTAGACTTATACATATAATCAGCAAGAGTAACGATAAACCCTGGAAGACTCTTAAGTTCTACACGGTCTGTTGCGGCGTCATAGATGGTACGAAACATTTCATTCGCGTCTTGGTCACTGTTATTCGAACACCACTTGCGCATCTCAACGAAGTTCTTTTCTTTCAACATCAAAAAGAGTTGTTCGATCGACTCCTGCTTGATGTTTGTGAAGATACCCTCATCGATCCTACCTGATGCTGCATAAGATTGAAGTTCGGTAAGTACACGCCGAAAATCTGGGAAATGCCTTTCGATAATCTTTGCGACGACATCCTTATCGTGTTCTACGTTTTCTGCGTTTAGAATTGCGAGAACACGTTTATAGAACTGAGCAGCCATCTTTGGACGATCTGACTTCTCAATCGTAAAGTCAACTTCAGAAAGACGAGAACGAAGTGGCTCGATAACACGGTTCTTAAAGTTACACGTAAAGATAAAGCCACAGTTCTTTGAATATTCTTCGATAAAGTTACGAAGAGCAGGCTGAACGTTAGCTGCATTGAGATAGTCGGCTTCATCAAGGATAACGTATTTACGACCACCACTGAATGAAACGGAAGATGCAAAGGTCGAGATCTCGTAACGAAGAGTATCGAGGTTAACATTCAACGAACCGTTCTTTACGATGTAATCGCAACCGAGCTCGTTCAGCATTGCTTTCGCAATTGTGGTCTTACCCATACCTGGGCCACCAGTCAGTAGCAGGTTAGGAATGGATTTATCTGCAACGAATCTTTTGAAGACATCTTTAGTCTTCTGAGGAAGAATTGTATCCTCAATGACTCTGGGTCGATAACGTTCAACCCAGAGTACTTCTTCAGTATTTGTATCAAGTGCCATAATATAATCTCCGGTGTGGTGTGTAAGGTTGGAGCTCAGTTTTCAGTTTTTACCGGTTCCTTTGTTTCCTTTGGCTTATTCTGCTCAATGAATAGAGCAAACTTATCACGGATAGTACCAACAGTAGTAAGCTCAGAACCTTCGATAGCTCCGCGCTTAACACAGATATCGATAATAGAAAGGACTGTGTAGATATCTTGAAGAGAGATGTTAACTTGTTCAGACATATTACTCTCCTTTCTTGTACGTTGACTTAGAGTCAACACCAACGTAATAGGATACATCAGCACCCTTGAAGAGCGATACACCCTTTGCGCAGAGAGTCACTTCGTAATCCTGAGGAAGCAACTTAAAGTTGTCAGTCTTAAGGATGAGAGTAAACGTGTCGTTGGTGGTACCAATCTCTACACCAAATGCGTCTGACGATTTGTTATTACTGTCGATTGCTCGAAGGAAGCACTTGCCATCTTCGCCGACGAATGCGATTTCGCTAAACTGCAAAACACCAGCAGCCTTGATCACAGACTGAAGATCGGACCATTTCACGCTAACCGAAACGTCGGAAGAAGGAATGGCGATTTCTTTTTCTGGAGCTGCATGGACCATCGAGATGTCTGCATAGACATATTTCATCTTAAGCTTGCCTTCAGAGATGATGAAATGATTTTCAAGGAATTCCACATCTGGGTCTTGATAAAGGCTCAGCATCGAAAGAAAACGTGAGAGATCATAGATAACAGCAGTGGTTGGGAACTGATCTTCAATGTTTGCGATGGCGATGAAGTTTTTTTCCGGAGTAATCGTACGCAAGACCTGGCCAGGCTTCAGTACGATTGATTTGTTGATTGTAGCAAAACTCTTGAGAATTGTAAGAGTGCGGTCAGAAAATTTCATAGTATAGTCTCCTATTCATTATTAAGTAGTTTATCTATATCACATTTTTTATGATATGTCAACTGTTTCACGGTCTAAATGCTTGTTTCTTCTTTTCTTTATATGTCTTTTCGTTTGATCTCTTTCCTGCGGTTGGCGTTTCACCGATAGAAGCGATCGCGCCCATCGATCCCTTAAAGATATACGAACCGACGTGCTGCAGTTCCATCCAAGGACACAGGTGCAACTTAATTCCCACTTCTCTTGCTTTGCGACAGAAGAAGTAATCTTCAGACAGGTACCGCTTTGAAATAGGATCGATAATGCAATCAAAGAAAGCGGTGATCTCACGCGAACCATCGAAGTTCTTCGTGCGAGCGTGGTCAGGAATATACTTGAGTTCTGGGTATGCGTCTCTGTATTTTTCCAACACGGCTCGAGGTATAAGCATAAATCCGGTACCAGCCTCGCTCACTTCGATAGGTTGGTCAATACGGAAAGACGTGGTTCCCTTTGCTGGGTTGAACACGTAGTCGGCTGTATAGAAGTCCAAGTCGAAAGGATTCTCCGCCTTTCCCATCTCTACCGCCTTCTTTACCTTTTCCCAAGCAATCGTTTTCTTTGGATACGGACCAGTCATGATATCATACTGATCCGGGTGCATGGTCTGAATACCGAGCATCGACAGTACATCATTAGGTCTGAAACCAATATCAGCATCGATAAACATAAGATGTGTGCAGTCTGACCTCATGAATTCATCTACTACATAGTTCCTTGCCCTTTGAACTAAGCTTTCATTAAATAGATAATAGAACTTAAGATCGATGTTGTATTTGGCACAGAGAGATGCTAGGTCGTTCGTAGATTTACAGAACATTCCTGCGCACTGCCCACCATACATCGGCGTTCCAACAAAGATAGAATATTTTCGTAGGTGTTCTGCTGTAATCTGTAGTTGCATCATTTTTACTCCTTATGATAGTTCAAGATCGTTCTCTGCGCGATAGATCTGCTGAAGACGAAGAACGTCAGCGAGAATATCCCAGGAACTATCGTGTTTCTTAAATACTTTATTCCACTTGTCAGAATCAACGAGCGGAGAAAACGAGTTTTCTTTTGGAAAGTTAAGTTTAGCATCAATAAACGTACGCGTATCACGAACACGCCAATACTTAAGATACTCATCAAGATGCAGAAGCTTTCCTTCGGCTGCAAAGAGTCGTGATAGGATGATTGGATCGAAAGTATTCGAACGACTCCACCAGTAATCTACCTTTGGAGACTCAATAAGGAATTCGTGAAACTGCTTTACAAATTCCTTCACAGTCAGGTCAGATTTCTTTGGAGCAATGTTTGCACGAACTTCAGGACTCTGTTCTTCCCAGAACTGAAGAGTACTCTTATCAATCTCGAAACCATAGTTCTTTACCTGATCCGTCACGGATAGTTTAAAACGTTTCGCGTAGGAGATACTCTCGATCGTATAAGGATTTGTTAGAAAACGATCGAAGTCAAAGACCATGACTGAACAGTCGATAACGGCGCACTTTCCTGCGTCCTTACCCATTGTCTCAAAGTCAATAATTAGGTGAGTCATACAAAGAATCCTTCAAGTGTTGCGTTTTGACTTCCCGAACCTAGCGGGTCGTACTCGTTCTTTTCGTAGTGATTGTTCTGACGAAGATAGTTTGTTCCGGATAGAGGAAGCTCTCCGCGAATGAACTTGGCGATTTCAGAATGAATATCGCGCGACGTAGGAACCGGAACGTTCTGAGCGATGTGGTTCATCTTTGCGAGTCCACCGACCAATTCAAAATCGTGAGGGAAACCCATCATATGCAGAGCTTCACGAATCGTAAGCGAACGATCGTGAATAGGATGGATCGTATCAGCAAGGTTACGACCAATCACAGCGTTCATGCATTCGTCAAAGACGTGTGTTGAGCTATCCCAGATACCCTTGTTGTCCGCAAACTTTTTAATAGCGTGTTCCGATACTTTAATTCCGCGTTCGTGGCCAACCTGATGCATCCACTTATTTGCTTCTTCAAGCAGACCAGCACGATTGATATAGTTGAAAGCTGTAATGTTACCGCTCTTAATAATAACATCCCTCGGATTGTCGTTCGTTCTTGATTTAATAAACGCGTAATACGGTTCATCATCCAACTTGGAATTGATAACCAAGTCTTGCTGAAGCGTGTTCTGTTGCAACTCGGACAAGTACTCTTTAAAGTTTTTACGATCGCGTTTAAACCAAGACATGATCGGAGCCTTCTCTGATTTCCAGCCGATAGCAAAGGTTCGATCGCGAGCTTGCGGAATGCCGTGATACATCGTTGATGTTTTGTACAGAGTTAAACTATACCCTCTTTTATTACAAATGTCAAACAAATTGTTTGCGACTGCACGACCTTTATTCGTATAGAGAGCAGGCGCGTTCTCGACTACTACAGCCTTTGCTTCAAACAGATCAATCGCGTCCTCGAAGACTTTATACATCCATTCGTTCTTTGCACAAGCAGCACCTTTTGATTCAACTGTCTGACCTGTGTTTAGCTGCGATAGAGCTGCACAAGGAGGAGTACCAGAGACAACATCTACCTTATGAATAGGTGGGCCGTTATCCAAGAGTCGATACTCGAGTCCTCTGCCCTTTACGTTATTCTGATAGTTTACGTAGTGACTATCGTTTGCTTGAAATCCATCGTATGAATAGATAGCAAGAGGTGGAACGCCAAAAGCTTTTTCGGCTCCTAGCATCTGTCCACCGATAAGTGGGATATGAGGTACCCAAGTAATATCACTCATTATTCTTTATCCTTTATACGAAAAAATCTGCAAGTGTTGTTATAGTCTTTTTTTCAAATGCTTGAACATCAGGACGAGTGTAGTTCGTGTCGAAAGCATTCATAATCTTATCATTAATAAAAGTACCATCGTAGTACTCAGGCTTAAGCACTGCCTTGCGTAGTTCCTTAAGAAGGTTCTGATGCGCTTCATGTGTATCTACCATCTCCATACGGCGAAAGAACTCTTCTGGAGTCTTTGGACGTAGAAACTCTGGAATTGGTAGATGACCTTGCATATCATAGGTCGGATGCAGGAATGGAATAACACCAGCATGGATCATCTCAATATACTTAGATGTAACCCAGCCTTCCTTAATCGGAATGATGAAAGTAAACTTTACGTCCTGAAGTTTCTTCTGCAGCTCGTTGATGTGCAACGATCCTTTAAACCGAGAGTCAACAGTTGCTGCACCATGTTCCCACTTGCCATAGACTTCAACGTTATCGAACTTGTTGAGAACCCA